GGTGCCGGCAATTTTGATAGTATACTTGTAAGTATGTATACTTTCCATAATATGTTGTTTGAGGCTTCGCATTTTTTATTCCTGTATATATTATTTATCTTTTTAGTCGGATTTTGCTGCCAACATCTTAAGCAATTCGTTTCGGTCAAGTGATCTGCCCTCACCCAACGGAGTCGCTTCAATCTGTTCTTCTTTTGATGCTGTTTTTTGATCCAATTGTGCTTTTTTCAACTGTAAATCAATCATCTTTAACTTCTTATTTAGTTTAGCAGTCTTTGCAGTAATAGCATGGCCAAGCATAGTTCCTGCGACATTGAATATCTCGCTAGCATATCTACTATCAACTTGCATTCCCAAGTCCATCAAGTCTTTATAGCTATCTTGTGCCAATGTAGCAAGACTATCCATCTCATCATCAGCGGCCTCTAATCCACGTACCTGTGGTAATGCTTGTTCTATTTTTGATAGACTATCTAATGCTTTGGTGGTGATTTCCTGAGCATTATCTGGCGTCGGTTTTGCCAAAGTGTCTATTTCATTTTGGGGAAGTTCAAAGAGTTCTTCTAGTCGTTTGGTCATAAAAGTATTTAGTTACTTTCGTGAACCATTTCTAAAAAGGTCATCTTCGGTTATGACTCTAAAAGCAAACCCTTGCATTTTACAGTATGCTGTAGCTGCTGCCCATTTGGCATGATTGACTGCTACCACTGCTCTGTCTCTTGCGCTTGCTGCACGACTTTCTATTAGACTTTGTTTTTTAGGTTTAATCTCTACAACTTCAGCAATCGCTTTACCAAATTTGTTTTGATAAACAACAAAGAAGTCTGGGATATAGTTATGTACTTTGCCATCTAAGGGACTACGATATGGGATTGCCATTGATTCACTAGCCCAATGTGTTACACTTTTATGTGTATCGCAGAAGGTCATGAATGTCAACTCCCAACCCGATCTGTATTTTGGTTTGTGCTTACCTACATACTTTTGCGGGTTTTTAGGAGTGTATATACCTTGTGCCCAATTAGCCATGATTATTGAACGATATTACGTGCTACCGTTTGATTTGATTTTGGTATAATAGATATACCGTACAATGTCGTTTTACTTTTAAAACTATTAAGATAGTAAGCAAGAGTTTGATTCATTTCCATCTTTTTCTTACCTTTAATTTGATCCAACAAATCTAATGGTGATATGCCTGTTTCTTGCGCTACTCTAAAAAACACAGCGGTAAAATTATCTGCGATATTTTTAGTAGCGCATATTGATACAAAATACCCATGAACTATATCATAGTCAGCAGCATTAATTATTGTATTGAATGAATAGAAAGAATCAAAGATTCTAACTGTTTGATCTAATGATGTACGATTATCTAAAATTTGTGGCATAATTAACTTTCTTTATCTTCCACCACGACCGGTAGGCCCGTTTGGAAGTTGGTGGCCTGGATAAGGATTTGCTCCTACTGCGGCCGGAGAAGGTTGACTAGCGTTAGGAACACTAGAACCTTGTGCGCTATATCCTGAACCACCTGAACCTCCGTATATAGGAGTAGATACATTTAAATTTCTATTTGGTGTTTGTGCTACATAATTTATTGCTGCGTTGGTGACTTCGGTGGCAGCAAGTTTTGATAAATTAGTATTTTTAAATGTATTATATGTTGTACCTGCTGCTTGTATACCAGCTAAAATGTTACCATTGGCAAACGAATTTATCGCACCACCAACGCCGTCTACTAATCCACCTGTACCTAATATTTTTGATTGAGAGCCGGGTCTTGCTATAGGGCTTAATGTTCTATCATAATTAGCTTGATCACCAAAACCAGTAATAATATCGCTTGGCTTTGCTCCATCTATGGCACCTTCATTATAAACTACGGTTTCATAGTCTATACTCATTTGCATTTCCATAGTACCTGTACCTTGATTATAATCATATGTATCGTGACTAAATCTTGTTAGTACTGGATTGATTAAAGTATATGCCGCAAAGTTATGTTGACTAAAACCAAATATAGTTATATTCTTAAAGAAAGGTATTTTTTCACCAGCGGGGTTTGTTGTGTCACCTATATAACCCCAATCATCATTACCAGTTATAGATGGTTCATATTGATTACGACTATTATATGTTGCTTCAGTGGGTGAACTTATTGCTCCGCCACCTGCTACTTGTTTACCTGTGTTAGCACCTCTATTACCCGCAAACACAACTTGTGGTTTTGTTCCATCTGCGTAATAGTAATTGTAATATGCTTTCCATAAATTTCTTACACTACCCACTGCTGTTGGAGTACCTATAGCACTACCATTATCATCGTGGAAAGTAATATCAACTGGCTCATATTTTATTTTTGATTGAATCAATCTCTTACGATTGTATTGATTCATTGTTGCTACTTCGAAGTTGAAGCTAGGAAGTTTTACTGTTTTTACTAGTAGACCGTAATTAGCTGATGGAGCACCTGCTGCAGTGTTGATATCGAAATAAACATGAAAAAGATATTTAAACTTAGGCGCGTTTTGATATGAGTTAGGTCTAAATGTCTTACTGGCATGTGTGTAATCACGTAGGAAATCGCTGCCGAAAAATGTTCCGGCAGCGTCTGTTAGTAAGTTTTCAAAAAATCCAGCCATAGTCTAGATTTATTTAGTTGTAGTTCGTGTTATAGTGAACCACCAATACCAGTAGCAATTGATCCTGCTGTTCTGCCAACTGTAGAACCGACTCCAGATCCAATCGGTGATTGAATTGCGTTATCATAGCGCAATGTCATTGAAATTGTTACTGCTTCATTAGTACCGTAATTCAAGGTATTATAATTAGCTGTTTGAACAAAACAACCATATAATTCCCAAGTTTCTAAAACGATAGGAGCATTAGCACCGTTACCACCGTCTAGAATTTCGATATTTGTTTGGAACTTATAATCTTGTCCTGACGCAGCACTTGCTTGCTCAACAAAGTCCATTTGCTTCTGTAGTTGTTGTCCAACTAGTCTAGATACACTATTTGAAGCATCATCACGAATGTTGATTGACATTGTTTGCCATGTTGCTTTACCTGCCAAATACATTGTTGAGTTGTAAATTGGTAGTGTAATTTCTTGGAACTGTACTTGTGGACGTGAGCAATCAATAACTTGTTTAGTTAATTCTACTGTACTTGTGTTTGTTCCAAAATTCAAAAAGTTTACTCTGAATCTAAATTGTAGTTTTGGCATTAGTAAGCCCTGATTGCCGCCGGCATTATCAGATGCTACTGTCATGTTGAACAATGATTGTGAGGCTGTTGCCATTTTATGTTTCTCCTGTTAATCTTATTTATCTTAAATAAACTGATAACCCCTTTCGGGGTTATCTTAGCTTATTATAATGATGCTATCTCACCTGTGTTTAGAACACGAACCGGAACGTAGATGAATTCAGCTGCCTTAACTGGTTCAAGTGCAACATCAACCCAAAGTTCATTTCTATCTATTCTAGCTGGTGTGTTGTTACTTTCGTCACAGATTACCAAATAGTCATAGATACCGCGTTTAGCAACTAAATCTACCATCAATGTTTGAATAACGCCTGCGATTTGATTACGTGTCAACGCATCGTTTGGTTCAAAGACGAATGGTCTTGCTGCTAATGTTAATTGTCTACGTACATACGCAATTAATCGTGCTACGTTAACTCTATCTAATGCGCTAGAACTATTGAAACTTGTCTTGTTACCGTAATTCAACAATCCAATACCAGTAAAGAATACTAGTGGGTTGATAAAGTTGATATACAATACATCACGAATACCAATACGTGTTTTAGTAGTTACAAACTCACCCGTTGCGTTGTCAATATAACCAATGTTTGTAGCATTGTCAATAGTACCTCTACGTGTGCCTGCTGCTGCTAACCAAGGATAAGCAATAGTATCATTTCTGATAAATGTACGTAACATCATGTGACTTGGTGGAACAGCAACTAAGTTACCGCTTAGGTCACTTGTGATACCGCTTGGATAGAACAATCCTAAGTATGTATTACGTGTTACCAATCCATCTTCGCCTGTAGCAGTTGCGCCTGCGGCATTAGTTGCCCATGCTTGAATTGCTGTAGCATCTGCTGGCAATCTCATTGGTGTGTCACCGATGATGTAACCTGTTTCGCCGCGATCAGCATTCAATACAACCATGTTAGGTTGTAGTTCAGGATAACCTGGAGTAGCCATTAAGTTGAAGAAGTTATCTTCATCACGAATGTCATAGTTAGTGTCAACAACTGAACGTAATGATTTAACAACCATGTTACGTTGTGCTTGACGACCCATATATGGACTACCATTTGATTTCAATCCACTTTCACTTAACCAAGTAGATGTTACTGTTGGTAATGTATCATCTGGATACTTAGTACTTGTGAAGTAGTTAGATTGATATGCCTTAACATTATAACCTGAACGGCGTGTGTTAAATAACAACATGCCTGTTGGGTATAGTGTCGCAGTAGGTGCGTCTAAATCTAAATAATCACTTGACAACAAACTTACGATTGTTGGTATAGGATCATTTACTGGATTTGTGTCTCCATTTGTTGCCCAACGAGCATCAGCAAATACTACGCCACTTGAACTTGTTTGGTCAGCATTGTCTAACAATACCCATTGATCCACACCAGACACACTTTGCCAACGATTTAATACTGGATAGTTTTCTAAATCACTTGTATTGATCCACAAATCACCATATGCTAATGCTGTTGTGCCATCACTTTGCGTAGTTGGCTCAGACGCAGCAATGATAGGACCATTTGGATCTGTTAGACCAGGTGTAGCTGACGGTGATGGGAAGCCGTTTGTATCGTAGCCGATATTAGCATATCCATTCCATTGCCCACCTGATTGAACCATAATGTCAGCTTGATCAATAACACTCCAGAACCAATTTTGACCATTAGCTGGCATTCCTACTGGAGCACCTTCGTTTGCTGTAAACGTTAATCCTACCCAATTACTGATTTGTGTAGAAATCCAATTGAGTGTGTTCGGTGCGCCGGATACAATAACAATACCTGTTGCGCCTCCGCTGCCATCTATTGAAGTTACTCTTACTACCAAATTGTTGCCAGGAGTACTTCCTCCTAAAGTAGCACCAGCAATAGTTATAGTATTTCCTACTACGTATCCACTTCCAACAGTACCTACTCCATCTAGCACATAAATACCATTTTGAATTTCAACATTTACTACAGCACCTACACCACTTCCACTAGTAGAAGTTTGTGCGGCATTGAAATAAGAATATACACCATCACCATACTTACAGTATGTTGTCTCATTAGCAACAAACCCTGCTTGAGTTAAGATAGTAGCAGAAAATCCTTGATTCGCCCCTGAAGTTTGAATCAAATCATTCATCATTATTTCGCCACCTTCAGTGTGAATTAATTGTACAGCACCGGTAGTTGTTACCAAAGCAGTTGTATATGTGATATTTGCCGCTGACCACGCAGTTACAAACTGTGTTGGTGTGCAGTTATCAGGGATAGTAACTGTATATGTACTTGACAAAGTATCACTATTTGGTATACTTGTTTGAACATATAGAGTTGCTGAACCTAAACTATAAGGTAAAGCTATTTCAAAATCAGTTGTAGTACCGGTTGCTACTGTAGGGCCAGTTACTGCTCTTTCAAACAAATAAGTAGAATACATAAGTGCCAATGGATAACCAGCAACACCGCTGCTTGAATATTGACCGTATATAGTTCCAGCTGGAATAGCTTGACCACCGGTAGCATCTAATATAGAAGTATTACTCCAATCATTTGGAGCCAATGTAACATTTTGTGCTCTCCATGATCCGGTAGTTGCACTATATTTAGATACTATAGGGTTGGCTCCCAATCCAGATGCGCCAACTTTAACCCAGACTGAGCCAGTTGGGTGAGGCATTGTTTGACTTGAACTCCATAGTGGCATTTCTGAAGAAGTACCAATGGCTACTGCCGGTTGATAATAATCGCCTGCAGTTATTCCCAAGTCAGCTAACACTGTTCCAGTTCCAGCACCAATTGTTATCAATGCGTCAGCATCAGCAGTCAATTGATTAGATTGTGATGAATATATGCATAACTTACCTGATGTTACACCAGCTGTCAATGACCCCCATCCTTTAGCATTAATCGCAGCAGCAACTCCTGCTACAGTATTACTAGGACCTGCGGGAACAGTAATTGTTGTAGTTGATCCAAGTAATGAAATAGTAAATGTATTAGCTGCTGTCAAAGAAGGGTTAGAATTAGTTCCTTGTACTGTAGGCCATGCTCTAGCCCAATTGCTGCCGCCAAT